CTTATATCAGCAGCTATAACTTCTTGTAATTCTTTAAAAGATTTCATTTACTTACTTTTCTTTTTTGCCATTCGTTCTGCCTCGGCTTTTTTAACCTGCGGTAAAAGTTTCTTAGCTAATTTTTTAATTAAAACTGATTTGGATTTAATTTTCTTTTCCAATGACGCTTTCCCTGCTTGCCCTAATTCCGATCTATTTTTACCTTTTAAAATCTTTTGTGCAACAAAATCTACTGCTTTTTTCTGCGCTCGTGTTTTTAATTTTTCTGGACTAGCTTTTTTACTCATTGCCCGTTCGCGTTTCTTGGCAATCATTTTAGCTTTAGCTTTCATGGTGCGTGCTAATTTATTCCGAGCTTGTACAGATAATACTTCAAACATCTTTTGCTGGTTCTTCTTTATCAAGCGTTACAAATTTAAAGACTTGCTTGTACTTGTCAATAGCATCAAAAGTCTTCTGTTTTAATGTTTTTTCAAACTCACCATTAGCCTTATTATATTTTTTATCTAATATATTTTTAACAATGGTTGTTTTTAATTCACTCATTTGATACTCCTTTTTGTTTACCTAAGTTTTCTATAATAAAATCTACATCATTTATCGTATTTCTTAATACATCTTCATCTAGGTTATATTTAATAGATGCTTCAGATATAGCTAAACTAATTTTAGCTATACCATATTTATCAGTTAAATAAAATGCATGATGAACAGCATCTTCCAATACATTCGGAGATGTTTTTTTAACCTTGTCTTTATAATTTTTTATAAAGCTAGATTTTAATAGTGTCATAATAATTACCTGTGAACATCAACCGGTGCAACCAGATCCGGATTAATATCAAAATCATCTGGATCACCTTTACCCGCTTTCTGATTATCTTTATTAATTTGTACTATTTCCTCATCAGTTAAACGCAGAACTCGTTTTCTAATCCATTGATCAGAAAAGAATTTTCCAGCATATTCATCAACCATTTGTAAAAGTTCCATTCGTTCTCTGAGAATTTCATTATTCTTTAATTCTGCATAATGGGAATCTTTTGTCCAAATAAATTCAAGATTATCTCTAATGTCATACCAATCATTTTCTTTAATAATACCTTTGAGAATACATTGAATTCTTAACAAGTCAATAAACATTGTCGCAAATCTATGTCGCAACTTAGCAACAAACTTAGCAAACTTAATCTCGTCTCTATTAATCTCGGAAGCACGACCTAAGTTAAAGGCGGTTTGTTCTGTTCCCTCAATACGTGAGATTGGAACATTCAATGATTGGTAAAGTTTCTTTCTGAAATATTCAATATCTTCTATTTCACCTAAATTTTGTCCTGATGGTAATGTAGAAATTTCAGTTCCTCGTCCACCCTCTCGTCTTGGCAACCAGAAATCTTCGAGCATGGCCATTTGTTTTTTCTGATCTTCTACTTCCCCCGTCGCTGCATTATAAATTATTTTCTGTTTATACTTATTCATTACAGACGTTAAATATTGTTCTGCTTTTAATTTTGGTAGATTACCAACGTCAATATAAAATATTCTTCGTTCTGGTGCTCTTGCTAGTCTGTATATAACAAGAGAATCTTCAATCATTTTAAGTTGATTGAAAGGTTTTATTGACTTAAATAGATAACCTATAATAATTTGTTTTTGATTGTCCACCATACCAGAGTGGCAATACGAAATTGAATCTGGTGCTACTTGAACTGCACTAGTATTAGCTTCATCTGGTGTATATACAAAGAATTCTTCTTGATCAACTATTACTTCAATATTTGATATTGGATCTTTTTCTTTTTGTATTGTTGTAATCTTTTGTATTTTTAATGCATCAATCGGGATAAGTTCTTTAATACCTAATTGTGGTTTCTTGTCATCAATAATAATATGATGGTATATTTTTCCATCAACATACCATTTACGAAACAAATCAGAACCAATTCTATTAAAATCCAATAGTCGAAGAATATGTTTAAATTCTTTTACTATCTTTTCTTTAATAGAAGTACTCTGAGAAGTATTATCGAGAAAAAGATTAATAGATGATCTGCCGTCTTCGTGTACAACGGCTTCGTTAACAATATCAGAAACTGCCAAGTCCACTTCTTGTGTCATTGACATTTCACGATATTTTTGGATCAAAACATTTTCATCTTTGGCATTTACCCCTGTATCAAGATAATGTCCATAGATACCCCCACCATCAACAACTTGTGTTGAGCCATCAAGGTTTTCGGGCGTTACAAATGTTTTTTCTTTTTTTTCTTTCTTCGCTATCTCAAAACCAAATAATTCAAACGCAGCCATATAAATCCCCTGTTTTATTATAAAAAAGAAAGGGGAAGGTTTCCCTTCCCCCTATTCAAAAATTAAACGCTAATTGTTACTCCACCGAGGCTGATAGAACCACTAATTGAAACATCAACTCCATTAGTAGTAGAACCATCCATACCTTGACCATCGACGGTAAAGTTATTAACAGCAAAGGTTACTGCGAACTCTTCAGGAGCTCCATCAGGATCCATTGCCAATTCAATAGCGGTTAATGTGGTTGGATAAATATCTTGAAGACGATATGTCCTTAAAGATTTACCCTCACGCGTCAATTGTGTGACCGTAGCGTTACCATAGACTCCAGCAGCAGATGTAGTAGTTCTATTCTGTGAATGTTGCGTGATAGAATTCATCCACTGTTCCATTGCTGTTCTATTTTGCCATTCAGGATCATTAAGAATAGTTACCGTCCAATCTTCAAACGTACGATCTCCCGGAACTTTCAACATACGACCACGATAGGCAACGTCTATATTACCAATAACCGAACCCGGAATTTGCGTTGCTTTTCCGAGAAATTGTAAATCCATCGCCCCAAAAACGGCTGGAGCATTAACTACAACTTTATATAGATTAGGCCGAACCCCACCTCTAAAGTTGTTTTTGAAATCAGAAATTGTTGACATTTTATTACTCCTTTAAGTTTGTATATATTTATAAGATTTATCCACCGATTTCTGAGAAAGATACATCTGTTCTAGCGGCAATAAAGTTCAACTGGATGAAGTTGATAGAACGTGCTGGTTTGATATAAATATCACCAACAAAATTGTTCGTATCAATAACCTGACCAGTATTATTAGAACTGTCACATACTACCTTAAAGTCAGTAATACCACGACGACCCTGAACTTCTCTCAAGAAAGGTTCAACCATATTAACAAACTGTGCTCGGGTAAACTCGTCATTAAACTCAAATAACATCGCTTTAGCGGCTACTGAAATTGCTTTTTCCAAAACAATGAATAATCTTCGTACATTAATTCTATCAAATGCACTTGGAACACTTTGCATTGTTTTATCACCCCAAAGAACCACACCAGCACCCGTTTGTGTAATCAGAGGGTTAATACCAATCTGATACATTACATCACGTTCTGCTTTGGTTGCTTCCCAAGACAATTTAACAATGTTTTTAATTCCACCACGATTCAAACCTGCAGGTGACCACCATGCATCATTAGTAAAATCTGTTCGTGCACATAATCCTGCTATATCTCCATTCATTGGAACATATACGAATTTATCATTGTATCTGTCGTACTGATATTTCCATGCACTGTCCATTATACCATAACTACCAGCAGAACCAGCAAGAGCTAAAGTGTCTCTTGTGGTTTCTAGTGACGCTTGTTCAGAACCAGCATTTCTAACAACATCAGTCATAGGAGGTGAAACAAAAGCAACACAATCTAATCGTTTCGATGTAATATTATCAATAATCCATTTGCTCGTATCTGCACTTGCAGGCCCGCCCATAACCAAAGTAACATCTACAACTTCTGGATTGATGTACATATTATATGCTGCTCGTAATTCACCATCAGAAAGCATATTGTCATCAACACCACCAGCAAGTGATCCACCAATTATTTCTTTGCCAGTACCATTGATTCTTTTAAAATCACCACCGGCCATAACTCCGCCAGCATTTTTCTCAGGTGCCCCACCGCCGTTGTCCGAAGACGTTTCTGTAATTTCAGTAGGATCACCTAACCAAACATATTTTGATTCATTACGCAAAACAGTTCCAATATAATTATTTGAACCATCAATACGTTTCGCATCTGATGCTTTACTTACATAACCATGTGCCTCAAGAACATCGCCCGGTGAGTTTGTCCAAGCACCATCTTCGTCTATTACGAGGACATGCATTTCATCATTACCGGTAATATCACCACCATTAGCATCCTGCATAGCGGTTGAAGCACTCGGAGCGCTATCAAACCTAGCAAGGAATAATGCTTCATCATTAGTGCGTGCACTCGAAGCTTTGGCTTTAATTATTGCCCAACCAGCACCATCAACAGCAAGTACTTTTAAGCTATTTCCTAAAGCACCCGGATATTTTGCAACAAATAATGATTCTGTATAAGTTGTAGCGTCATAATCATCTTTGTTATGAGTAACGTTAGATGATGTTGCTGAACTTGCATCATCGTCACCAACAACAGCGTTGCGTGCATCAGTACCAACATTTCTGGTTACAATAAGATTGTTAGAGTATGCGAGATAATTTGCAGCGGTAAGGAAATACTTACCATCATTGTCTGTATTATCAAGCGGTGGTCCAAATTCGTTTACTAAATCGTTTTCTGTAGTGATTGATATCCTCTCTAAAACAGGACCCCATTGAAAACCACCACCGATAGCACCAATCGATGTGGCCACATTAGGGACTACTGTAGTAAGATCAATCTCACTAACATTAATTCCTGGGCTTACTTGAAACGCCATGTTATTTCTCCTTTATACAATAAGTTACATTTTTTATATTAATATAAGTTTCATCAATGACGCATTATCTGTTATTCTACATTTACCCAAACGTTTCCCATATTATCTATTTCACGATCGTCTTCCTTTAGACCATTACTAATAATTCCGAATGGTGTTGTCATATCTTCAAGTTCATTTAGTTGATTTTTATAAAGATTGGATCTAATATTTTGATTACTCAAATCTTTAAAATATTGCTGATCGACCATCCATGCAAATAAAACTAAAGTAATAATTAAATCATCATTTGCTCCTTCTTCTGCAGAAAAAGAATCTGCACTAGAAACAAATGTTGTTAATTCTGAAATGATATCATAGTCTGGTATTAAGAGTTTATCATCTTCTATTAAGGCTTT